AAGTTTAAGTTTAAGGGAGATTGTAGAGACAGGGGTAGTGATAGACTTTTTAGACACAGTAGTACAGTATCTAGATGAGTTAAATTATGAGGTAAGGGAGAAGAAGATGGCAGATGTCAGTAAACTCAGAGAGCAATATTTCATAATAACAGGGCATAAACCGTATTTATGATGGAGTGCTGAGGTGTTGGAACAGAAGATAGCAGAGTTGAAAGAGAAGAACGAGATAAAAGGTGATTCTTTACAATCTAAAAAGACTGGATGGAGCAAGCAATAAGCACAGAATATGATGTAAGTATCAGTTATGATGGTAGTCTAGATGAAGATAAACCACACACAGAAGAGTGAGTGGTAGTTAGTTCAGCTCAAGAGAAAAAACCTCACACCTGAAAACGTGAGATGTATGAAGGTAATGATGAAAGAGCTAAAAAACTTAAATTAACTAAAGTTCAGTATGATTTTGTCCAGAACTACTTAGCGACAGGGAATGCTACACAGGCACTTAGGGATGCTAAAGGTGAGATAAGTAAATATGACCCACAGAAGGCATCAGATATGAAAGATAATACGAGGATTAATCTGTATATCCAACAAACTGCAATGGAATGTGCAGAAATACAGTTTAATGAGATAATTAAGAATCAGAAAGCACCTTTTAGCGTTCGTAATGATGCCATCAAAGACCGTCTTACTCGTGCTTGAATATGACAGCAGAAAGAAGAAGATAGAAGTAATTTATTTGTGGGTAATGTAAATATCGTTATCGACAAAGTTTAGTTTTTATATTATAATCCTATAAAGATGTTTATAATCAAAGGAGAATGAAAGTATGTAATTATTAAGAATAGTGCATTAAGTAAATGACAGTTAGAAAGAATATATAATAAGAAAAGCTGACCATTTGTAGAACTGAATGTAGAACCAGATACCTTTTATGTATTTGATAAACAGCAAGGTACAGTAAAGAAACAGAAGTGATTAGATATAATTGATATGGAACTTTTAGAAACTAAACACTAATATTTGGGGAAGATGTGGGAACTATATAAACTCTCTAAATCAACCGTTAGGGTTAAATAAGATATGGATGTGAATAGTTGCAATATGTCATATTCTTAGTGAAGCTGTAGCACATAAAGGAGTAAGTAAAATACTCTGGCTGCAGATGGAACAGTCTTAGCCCGAGACGCAATGCTTAGAGGTTAATAGCGGAAAGCGATTTATAGTCGAGACATCGGTACAGCTTGGTTGGGGTGGGTATGCTGTACAATATATTTTATCATTAATATATAATATGCCAGAAGCATTTGACCTACAACTTAAATTATCAGAGAAACAGGCATTGGCATTATCATATCTTACTGATACAGTAACAAACGAACTAGGCTATGGTTGATGAGCCTGATGATGAAAAAGTTACCTCTGAGTTATCTGGCTCTGGCTTATGGCTAATAAATATGCCTGAACTAGATGGTTTATCTGACGTAAAGAGCTCTCAAACCTTATGAAGACTACTCTAAACAGTTATTATAAGTTTGGGATGGATTATGAAGTACCATTAAGCCTTATGGGTAGACTAGATAAGAAGTACAATATTATTAAGTTTAATAATGGTAGCGAAATTCTATTATTAGATTGTGCTACACAGCCAGCTGACCCATTATTTACTAGATTTGGTTCATTAGAATTAACTTGAGGGTTTATAGATGAGTCAAATGAGATAGATGAACAGGCTATAGAAATCCTCAAAACACGTATATCTAGACAGAAGAATAGAGAATATAGCCTTATACCTAAACTATTAGAGACATTTAATCCAGACCAATGACACGTTAAGAGAAGATATTGGACACCATATAAGAGTTGAACAATGCCAGAAAACAGAAAGTTTATTCCTGCTCTCGTTACAGATAATCCAAGAATTGACCCTAACTATATTATACAGTTAGAGAACTCAAACGAGATAACCAGACAGAGATTATTGCTGGGTAACTTCGATTGGAGTACAGATGATGGTAAATTGTTTAAATTTGATGAAATATCTGACCTATTTAAGACTAATATAGATAAAAAGAGTGATATTATGTATATTTCTTGTGATATAGCAAGATTAGGAAACGATAAGACAGTAATAGGTATCTGGAGATGATTAGAGTGTATCAAAATTATCACTTATGCACAGAATACTATAGATGAGGTTGCTAATAGAATCAAAGAATTAGAGGAATATTATGGTGTATCTCGTGAACATATTGTAGTTGATAGTGATTGAGTAGGTGGATGAGTTGCAGATATGCTTAGATGATGTGTAAACTTCATAAATAATGCTACTCCATTCAAATTTGAGGTAGAAAAGAAGTGATATGTGGTAAAAAACTTTCAGAACCTAAAAACTCAAGCATATTTCAAACTTAAAGAGTTGATGGAACGTAGACAGATAAGAGTTTACGCAGATTGAGTTATTTTGGATGAATTAAGTCAAGAATTAGAGAATATTTACATAAAAGATACGGATAAAGATGGTAAAATTAAGCTAGAAGAGAAAGCTGACTTAAAAAGAAGATTAAATCGCTCACCCGATTACGCAGATATGCTAATGTTTCGTATGATTTGGGTAGTGAAAGAATTAGAGGAGAAAATAGATACAAGATTCAGTGTCGAAGAAATCAATTATGATGATTTACTATACTAAATATACATATCATATACTATATAATAAATAAAGTAAATAGGGACTCATTATGTCTCTATTTCTTTTTAATATTAATTTATTATTAAGGTGTTAATATTTATTCTTACTAATAATGTGTATGGAGAAGATAATAAACAATTTATCTAATGAGGATAAAGCATTATTGCTTGCACAAATTGAGAGAGAATATTCCGAAGGATGGAACTATGTAAACGTAAAAAGAATCCAATATAGGAAGAGAGTAGAAAGATGGAACAAACAAAAGAAAGGAACAGATAAGATAAATATCAATATGGTAGCTAACGCCATTGATACTCTTATCGCTACTTCATATACTGATGGACTTACAGTAAATTTCGCACCTAAAGATTGATGGATTGGTCAAGAAAAGGCTGATAACCTCAATTATATGGCTGAATTTGATAATAATGAGGATGATTACCAACAACTATACTATCAAAAGGAACAAGATAGATATTTTTTCGGTGTTGGAATAAGATACAGATATGGATGGGATGATACTAGAAAGATGCCACTATTTATGACAATTAACCCATTATCTTGGATACCTGACCCAGTACCTACACAGACTGGTAGATTTGATGGTAATGGATACCGTTATCATTGATTTGAGTTCACAACATCTATTATGGACTTGATGGCAGACCCAACTTATGATAAAGAAGACCTAGATAGAGTAGTTACTAATTACTTTTCATCAGAGAATAGATTAAATTGGACAGCTTATGCAGCAGCATATAACTATAATATGCCTAATACTTGCTCAGGACTTAAACATAATTTTGCTTTGGATGTATATCATCACTTTACTAATTTTAATAATAAGAAGTATATTATTACCCTAGCTAATGATAGAAGTACATTCATTAGAATAAAAGAAATTACTCCAACATTAGCTGAAGAGAAACAAGACCCAAATCAAATTAAATATCCTATTATACTTAACTACTGGAAACCAAGAAGAAATGACCCATTTGGAGAATCAGTATGCGATAAACTAGATGACAAACAGATAGCTAAAACAATCCTATTCAATCTAAACATAATTAAAGCCAAAAAAGAAGCATTAGGTGGCGATATGATATGGAATAGTAGACTTATTAAGAATAAACAAGATATACTCAAACCTACAGTACAATGAAGAAATATCTTTGTTGATACCCAAGAACCATTAAACAATGTAGGTGTAGAGATACCAAGAAGTCAAATAAAGACAGACACATTCAATATGATGTCAGCAATAGATAATGAGGCAAGATATGATGTAAATATAGATTCACAACAACAAGGTATTATATGAGCTCGTGATATTACCGCTACAGAAGCACAGCTTACACAAGCTAACTCTAACATTATTGGACTACTCAACAATAAGGTAAACTCTCGGGGTGATAAAAGGTTCCGATTTGAACGATGGAAGGGTTATCAGGAAAATTTCAGCTCAGCTGATACTAAATTTGCTGTCATTAACTCTAACTTTGAGTACAAGTCATTGGCTATTACGAAAGACGATTTTTTCACTAGCCAAATTCCATTCATTATTGTCGGAACCAAAGGAGAGATTGAAGGTAAGAACCAGAAAGAAATTATCTTTTGGGATAAATATTTAGCTTTATTCTTACAAGACCCTGGAACACAGGAAGCTAGTAAACTTATAGCTAAGAGGATGTTATTAAGGTGTAACGGTAAAACACCTAATGAAATCAATGTATTATGTCCATTGACTAATGCAGAAAGAAATGCGTATGATATTATTAATATAGTGAATCTTAATATTGTACCTAAATCATTATTTGATTGACCACAAGAATATCTATGGACTTACTGGATATATTTACAGAAAGCA